TGTCTTAAAATAGTATCAATAAAAGTTGTGTTAACCTTGTTAATTTTTCTAGCTTCTGCTATCATCTTAATTGTAGGATGTTCATGATTCGAAAGGAAATTTTTAGTAAATGAAGGCGCACCAGTTTTTTCAGTTGTTTCAAAAGATAAATTTAATTTTTCAAAAACTTTTTGTATGCTACGTGCAGCCCATATTTGAGTTTCTATTCCTGTGTCTATTTTTATTTGGTGGATTAGTCTTTCTTCTTTTGTCGTTAATTCTCTCTTCAGTGTATTTGCTCTTTGAGCGTCCACTCTCACCCCAAGAAATCTCATATCAACCAGGCAAGGAAAAAGATCCGTTTCAAGATTAAATATATCTTGACAATCTCCTTCTATTAATAATTTTTTACAGTGCTGCCAAAGTTTAAAAGTTAAATCAGCATCTTTTTCAGCATATGCTCCTACTTCACTTGCAGGTAATTTCCACATATCTGCTTTTGGATCTAACCCTCTTGACTTAGCTGCTTCATTTAAAGCTTTTTCATTTTTACCTTCACTTAAATAAAACCAAGACAATGCATTTAAAGTATATGCAAATCTATTCTCATCTAAAACAGAACATGCAATCATAGTATCTACGATTAAACCATTGATTTTTATACCTAAATTACGTATCCAACATACGTCATACATTGCGTTATGAAATATTTTTGTAGCTGGACATGCGCAAATATCTCTAAACCATTCTAGAGTTTTTTCTCTAGGCATGTTGGGAGCTTCGCCATGAGCTATAGGAAAGTACCATTTGTCATTATATGTTGCAACCGCAATACCTACGACTTCACCATTGTTAGTAACAGCACCAGATCCTTTTGATTTTAAACCAGGATCTCTTGTTTCTAAGTCAATTGCGATCTCATCATAATCTCTTAGATCAGGATACTCAGTGGGCATAACCCATTCAGTTTGTGTTAGATACTTTGGTACTTTCATTTTTTCTTTTTCAGGTCATTAATTTTTAGCATTTCTAATTGACAGTAGTGTACAATTTTTTTAAGATCTTCTACTCCACCCTTCCTCTCATAACGACAAACGTATTTTACAACATTGCCTTGAAAGAACGAGAGATCATTTTTTGATATAAACTCATAAGGTTGAATAGGAAACTTAGTGTAGTGATTCCCACCAACTTGAGTGTATTGTGGAAATGCTTCATCCAATATATTTTTATCTGTCATAGTTGATACTCCTTTATTTTCTTTTTTGCTTTCAATTTATATAAGTTATTTCTTGCTCTAGTGGTACCTACATACCATACTCTATGCTCTTCATCTTGTTTGTCAACACTTAGACGTATGCTTTTTTGTACTTTAGATCCTTGGTGTAAAGACAAAATAACATTATCTTCTTCACCACCTTTTGCAGCATGAATAGTTGATACCCATACTCTTGCATTTTCAGAAAGTTTTTCACCCCCAAAAATTATATTCCGAATATAAAGTATTTCCTTCTGATCAGCTACGAAGATATCATACCAATTTTTTTCAGGATCCCAATTGCCACTAGGAATATATTCTCTGACATCATTAATTTCTTTTTCTTCAATCTCACCTTCTCTTATCCACTTTTGATATGCCATGGCTCCATTATAGATACCAACATTAAAACTTTTACCTTTGTTACTTTGGTAATAAATATTTTTATTTTTTAATTCTTTCATAATATCTAAAAGATTACTTCTAGTTCTTGTAAGGATTAACCATTTGCCTTTAGTTAGATCCACTTGTCCTAAATTATTGATATGACACGCAAGACCTTCTTGCGCCCTAGGCAAGTATTCTTTATGTTTCCTGATGCCTGCTATACGATCTACAGCTATTTGAGACTGTTCTTGCACAGCTTTTGATACTCTTCGAGAGTATCTTAAAACTTTTTCATCAGCAGGTTCTTTAATAAATCTATTTACATCAGCGCCAGCCCAAGCAAATATAGCTTGGTCATCATCACCAGCTAGATACATGTCGTCACAATTATCTTTTAATCTATCGTATAGTTGCCATTGTAAAGGCGATAAGTCCTGAGCTTCATCTATAAATATAGCTTTTAGTTTTGGAATCTTATCTGATTTTATTACTAGCTTAATTAAATCATTAAAATCTAATAGATGATTTTTATCTTTGTACTCTTGTAGGTTTATGTAAATATGCCTTAAAATATCAGGATCAATATCTCTTCTGTCATGTTCATTAAGATTAAATTCTTCTTCAATAGAAATATCTTTGTTAATAGCTTTGCCTATCATTTGAAAATAAGGATTGTTGCAAGTTAAAAAATGTGTTTGTTCATCATTGTATTTATCATTAAAATTTACCCTAACATTTAACATCTTACCTAAGTCTTCATAATGATGTGGCTGCATAATACTATCCTCACTCAAGTCTAACAAATGAAAACAAAATGCATGCAAGGTTTGAAAATATGGTACTTCTTTTTCATCAACACCAATTCTTTTTCTAGCTTCAATCGCAGCTTTTTTAGTGAAAGCAAAGTAACCTATCTTATGATAAGGTGTACCAGTTCTAACATAAGCATTAACCCTACGAATTAATCTAAAAGTTTTCCCTGTCCCTGGAGGACCATATATTTTAATTGGCTTTTTCATCAGGTCTTTTAAATATGTCTATTAAACTACCCTTATATCCAAAACTACCATGATGAGTTGTTTCACCATCGACCACTGCATAAAATTTAAACCCTGCAGCTGCAGCAATATTAGAAAAATGTGTGTCTTCTCCCCACCAGTGACCTGACTGTTGATCAAAAACTGTATCCCAAAAATTATAAAAAAGTTTATTTGCTTCTTCAGATATAATTTCTTTTTGTTTAATTTTTAATTGAGGGTGATCATACATTAATTTTTCATATACTTTTTTATGTATCAAGGTTAATCCCGCTGGACCTACTCTTATTTCAGTCAATCCTTTGTCATCGATTTGAATGTCATCAGGATTTTGAAATTGCACTGAATATTTAACAGAGTTATCTTGTGTTTTTTTTCTATAAGGAACACAGATTAAATCTTTTTTTGAAAGTATCATTCTACCTACAACCTTAGGATCAAACTCCACATCTGAATCTACAAACAATTGATAATCCATACCTGATTCTAAAAACATTGCAGTTAAAACATTTCTTCCATACCCAACGTAAGGACATTTAAATGTACTTATAGTAGATTTTATTCCTGCTTTGGTAAACGTATCCATTAATTTTATTAATGATAAACATGTTGATACTTGCATGGTGTCATAGGTAGGCATGCATACAAATACACTTGGTATTTTTTTCTTCGTCATACTATATTCTCCTTATCTTCTATTTTTATTTTTTCATCGGGTATATTTTCTTTCATTAAATCAGTGGCAGGCATTTTTATACACCTAACTGGAGGAAATGACTTTTCGCTTTCTCCCTTAGGAAATCTTTTTTGAGAACCAAACTCTCCTTTAAAATATGTTTTAATTAGAGTGGCAGTTCTTGGTCTATCTTGTGTCCATTCATTTCTTTTTATCTCTTCATAAAATTTATCATAATCAAAGTAATAATATTCATCTTCTTTTAAGACTGCTCCACTTTTAAAGGAGGCATAGGTCTTTGCCTCTGGTCCATTAACATAATCTTCTAAATATTTCTTTAACATCTCAATAGGATTAGTGCCAGCAGGTGGTTTAATATCCTCTTTAGTGGCCCATAGAGCATCTAGGATAGGTTGGTATTCATTATTCTTAATGATGGGAGGAAATATAGATGTTTGGTCTGCTATGAGCGCTCTCATCTCTTTCATTTCAGCTATCTTTTTTATGTGTTTTGCATGTATCTGAACCACTTTGCTATCAGATAGTTCTACATTAAAAAAATATTCTGGATCAGGTTTGTAAGCTATCCTAATTAAACCTGATATCTGAGGCCAACTGCTTTCCTGGTGACTACCAATACCAAACTTCCTACGTAGGCAAGTTCCTTTTGCACAATAAGAAGAGATAGGTAAGTCATGACAGGTATGTCCAGCTGTATCTTTGTCCCAACTTTTTATTTTTTCATTTACTTTAGCATCACCCCATGTGTCATCGTACTCCATAAAATCTCTTGCAGCCTGTATTAATTTTTTCTTCCAATCATCTTTGTGTTTCTTTTTAACAAACACCATGTAATTAAATAAAAATCTATCTCTCTCATCTTTTAATTTGTTCCCTGATTCCTGAACCTGTTTGCATATCATTTGTAAACATGGAGGACCATCTAACAAATCTTCTGGCCCACCTGTCAATATTTCTTTTACTTTTTTATTAGATACTTCTTGTAATGATTCTTTTGTTTGTAAATTATCTTTGACTACATTTAAAAAATCTTCTAACTCTAATTCTCTTCCATCAGGTAGTAATGCTTTACGTTCTGTTTTTTTAAAATAAGGTAAATTAATAAATGAACCAGATGTCCTTACATTATCTTGGTTCATACCTAGTTGTGTTTGTTTAGGAAATATTTCTGTCTTAGATGATAGTCCAAATAAAAATAATAAGTTTTGTAAAAATTCTCTGATTAAAGTTGCAGGTACTTTCTCTTCTGTAAAAACATAAATGTGAAGTCCATTACTTTTTGATTTAATTGGTACTACAGGCAGTTCTTTGTCTTGAATTATTTTTAGGTAATGTCCAATATCAAAACTAGAATAGTCAGAAGGATCAATATCAATTGCTCCAAAACTAGCCATACCATTGTCATCACATGCTTGTATACCTATTGCACGTTTACCTTCTAAGTGATCTTCATAATCTTTTTCAGACACACCTCTTTTAGACCAGCCATAATCACCTGGATCAAATTTTAATTTGTTTGTTTGTGGATCATGATAACCATTGTTTACATTACAAAAACCAAAGTCTCTTTCTAGTCCACCAAAATATTTTCTAAAATCTTTCATAAATTCGAGGCGCCTCTAGTCTCCCTTTGGCGCCTCAGTTATAACAGTTAACTTATACTATGTCTTCTTGTTTTTGACCAGCATCGTATTTAGGTTTAGCAACACCTTTAGAAACTTGTTTCTGAAGTTTAGCTGCTATCTCATACATAGACGCATCGTCTTTATTTGAAACATCAATATTTCTAACTCTTGATGGTTTGTAGACATGCCAGCTTTTGCTTCCAGCAGTCTTACCCATTGTGTTTAACTTGTACACAGCGGCATAACTTGCTGGATTAAATGGACCTACATCATCTGTGAATCTAAGATTCGTGATAAGGTTATTTAATTCCCTCGCTGGAGATAAATTAGAAGATCTCATTGGTATCACTGCAGGTTTAAGTTCATTATCTACCATTGCTAGTACATAAAAATATGCAGTCTTCTCAACGTAGTTACCATTTGGTAATCTATATCTTCCGTTTCTCTCTTCCACAGCATCGGCTGGAATCTCTAAATGAGTTCCTACTGGAGCTGAAGCACTATCACCTCTCTCCTGCCATTCAGGATACCTAGTTTGTGTGTGAGCAATTATTATATCTAATCCCTCTTCCCCACTTATAAGTTTACCAAACCCCGACGCATAAATCATACCAGGTTTAGATCCTTCTACATGCTTGGCGTCTCTCTCATTACATTCTGGTGACAGCTGATGTAAGATTTTCAGAATCGGTGTTGATATGTCATCTGCTTTAATCTCTTCAGCTCCTTTACCAGAGTCTGCTCTGAGACTTATTGTTGCTAATGCACCTGCATTAGCCTTCTTTGCTACTTGACTTTCCATAGTTACTCCTTTGTTAGTCTATTGGTCTGTTGATTTAGGTTTGTTAGTTATTTTTGTTTTATAACCATCAAACGTACTAAAGTACTCTGAAGGAATTTTACCACCACGTGTATGGAGATCCTCCAGAGCAACTCTTAAAGTCGAAGCATGAACAGCAACTTTTTGTTCCGGTTCATAACCTTGACCTCTTGCAAGGGTAGCATATTGCTGCGCCTTGTTGTCTTCGTCCTTTCCAAACCTTACTGTGATTTCATTTTTCACAATATTGCCTAGTCCGTTTTCTCGAAGCCATTGATATGCCTCTGCTTTTTTTTCAACTAATGCAGTGGCAAAAAATTTATTAGATACTTCTATTTCAGAACCATCTTTTAATTTCATAGTTTTAAGATTCATGTCATTCATCATTTCAGGAATGACTACTTCAGAAAAATATTTTTCATCTTGTTTAAGATCTTTGATGAGATCTTCATGATGTTGTATTTTAGATTGTACGTCTAAAAGTTTTTGTATTTCTTCTGAAAGTTTTTCTGGATTGGTTTGTGTCACCTGACTAGGTGCATCAGTTCTTAGATTGATCGTCATGTTACTCCTTAATAGTTTAATAGTTTAAATTTATATTTGCACTATCGTATATATAGGATAATTTTATATTGTCAATACTAGTTTTGAAAAATATTTAATTCAATTGGATAATAAGAAAATTGTCTTCTGTCATACTTTAATAATTTAAATTTACCATTAGTAAGTTCTGAAGCTACTGCACATACCACACCAATTATGGCAGGGTCGCCATAAAGTAATAAATAATCTTCTGATGTAAAATCTTTTAATGAGTTTTTTATTTCCATTACCATAGGTCCTGGCGAAAACTGCATTTGTTTTAGACGTGGAAACATAATCTTAATTTCGCCATACTTTAATGCAGGGGTAATATCAATCCTAGGTTGTCCTGTTTCTCTATCAGAAGGTATTTCTTGTACTAAATAAACTTTGCTCATTGACTTTTTTCTTTCTATGCACTATATAACTTTTTAGAAAGAAAAGTAAATGTTAAATTATAAATTTAAAACTGAGCCTTATGCTCATCAACACAAAGCCTTAGAACGTTCTTGGGATAAAGAATATTTTGCGTACTTCATGGAAATGGGTACAGGTAAATCTAAAGTCTTAATTGATAATGCAGCGATGCTTTACAACCAGGGTTCTATAAATGGTATGCTTTTAATAGCTCCTAAAGGTGTGTATAAAAATTGGTATGAAGATCAAATCCCTACTCACTTACCAGATTATATTAATACAAAAATGGTTCTTTGGAAAAGCTCTGATAAATCAGGCGAACAAACTAAAAAATTAAATACACTCTTTCAAACGGGCACAGATTTTCATATTTTAATTATGAATGTAGAAGCTTTTTCTTATGATTTTGGTAAAGAATTTGCACGTAGATTTTTAAGTTCTCACAATGCTTTGATGGCTATAGATGAGTCTACTAGTATAAAAACACCTGGCGCAAACAGGACTAAAAATATTTTGAAGTTAAGAGATCTTGCTAAGTATAGAAGAATATTAACAGGTTCCCCTGTAACTAACTCACCATTAGATTTATTTACCCAATGTGAGTTCCTTGGTGCCTGGCTCTTGAAAACAGATTCTTATTATGATTTTAGATCAAGATACTCTGTTATGAAATCTATTAACCTTGGTTCTAGAAGTGTTAATATAGTAGTAGGTCATAGAAATCTTGGAGAGTTATCATCATTAATTGAACCTTTTTCAATGCGTGTTTTAAAAGACGACTGCTTAGATTTACCTGACAAAACATTTATGAAACGTCAGATTACAATGACAGCCCAACAAGAAAAAATTTATAAGGCTATGAAGAAATATGCAATGGCTGAGCTAGATGGAAAAATTTTAACTACTAATAATGTTATGGTTCAATTGATGAGGCTTCATCAAATTACCTGCGGACATTTTACAGCTGATGATGGGACCATAGAAGATATACCCAATCATAGAATAACAGAACTAATGGAAATATTATCTGAGGTAGAAGGCAAAGTTGTTATCTGGTCTAACTATCAAAAAGATGTAGATACAATTTTAAAAACTATTAGAAAAAAATATGAAAGTGACGACATAGTTGTAGACTATTATGGTCTTACACCTCAAGATGTTAGACAAGAAAATATAAAAAAATTTCAAGAGGATGACAAGTGTAGATTCTTTGTAGGCACAACTCAAACAGGTGGGTATGGTATTACATTGACCGCTGCTAGCACAATGATTTATTATTCTAATGGTTATGATCTTGAAAAAAGATTACAGTCAGAAGCTCGTATTGATCGTATCGGACAAAAATATCCAATGACTTACGTTGATATTATAACTGAAGATACTGTAGACACAAAAATTGTTAAGGCTCTTCGTGATAAAGTAAATATTGCCACTCAAATTATGGGTGAAGATTTAAAAGAGTGGATCTAAAACCAACCTTTATCTAAAACTTTTTCTAATAGCAGAAGTGATACTGCCCCAACAGTACCTAATAACACCCAATAGATCTTGTCTATCTTACCACCCAAATCGTGTATACCATCGTGCATATGTTTCATATCGTTTTTTAATCCAGTAATATATCCATAGATAGAAAGCAAATGCTCTCTTGTTGTTTTGGGGTTAATTTTATTTCCGTTAGCCATTATACTTGTATTCCTCTTGATCTTAATCTTATTGCTTTTTCTTCTTCAGATAATAAAGCATTTTCCACTGCAGTCAATCCACTTGCATTTGTGCCAGCAGCCATTTGAGTTTGATTTAAAATGTTCTGCCCTTGAGTAATTGTTTGATCGTTAGGCATCGCAGAAGTTACCGACTGAGGCAATGGTGGTGTTGGTGGTGCTTCAATTATATATTGACTTATATCAATATCAAATGGCTCACCTAATTGTAGCTGTCTTAATTCTCTTCTTATTTCATTTAGTTCAGGTAGTGCTTCTCTGAATGGATTGTCTTCACCAAGATTATTTGCAATGTCTCTAAATTTATTTGCAATTTCACCTGACGGAACATAAGGATCAAACTTACCTCTTCTTAAATTGTTATAATCTTCATTACTAATTTGTCTTTCATCAAACTGTCTTCTTAAATCATTATTTTCTATACCTAATATTTCAGCTGCGTTTAAATCATTGAACATGTTTTGTTGTACATCAAACTTAGCTTTGTTTGATTTTATATATCTTGAAATAATATCATTAGGATCAACAGATCCACCTTTTAATAA